CAGAGGGTCCAGCTCCTTACCTTTTATAGCCTCTCTTATGTCTAAGGCTAGTCCGCCTATTGGGGAGCGTCCTGAGTCGCTTTTTCCTAGTAAACCTAAAAGTATTTTAAGCATTTATATATTTCTATAAGATGTTCTACCGTTTGTTTTTTCAGCTCTTAGGCATCTACCTCTATTCTCGTCTAAAGATATCCAAGCTACATGGACCCAGTTAGGGTTTTCATCTGTACCAAATTCCCAAATAAGCGTATCAAAGTTAAGGTTTTCTTTTATATAGTAAAACATTTCAGCGTTAGTTTTATGACCAAAAGTATCGTCCAAATCTATCGCTCGACCATGACAATGAAAACTAGTTTTACTGCCACCTATAGCAGTATTTAATTTTTCGTTTCTGTAAAAAGAGTTTATTTTAATTGGTCCGCCTACCCATTGTCTAAGAGGCTCAAAGATGTTAAGAGCAACACCGACCATATTACCAAGTTGGTATCCATTTGGAGTATTATCTATATTTAAACGTAAAGCTGTATTAGACCTAACAGCCTCCTGATAACTTATATGGGTACTTATTCTCTCCACTTACTTTGCTCATCTATTTACTTTGTTATAATACCATGAAGTTAGTAAATATTCAACAAGCCTACAAGCTACATAGAAAGCTATATGTTCCATTACTTTTTTATTTTAGATATTTCTGACTTTATATCTTTTACTATTTCGTTAAACTTGTTTTCTAAAGCGTCTGGAATACCGTCTTTGTCTTTGTCGGTAAACATACCGTAGACAGTTAGTGCCATCATAATAGCTGTTAGAAACATTACTATAGAAATTATTATAACTATTGTATTCATATTTATATATTTAGGTGACTGCCATCACAATAGCCGTCAGGGTTAGAAGTGCAACCGCACTCGCATTTAGGTTTATAGTTCATCTTTTGGGGGGTTGTTTTTACTATCAAAATCCATAGCTGCTTTTAATATAATTTTGTCCATCATATTATCTTGATTTTGCAGCATCTCTCTTTGTAGGTTTATAACCATTTCTTCTAATCTATCTTTAGCATCTACAAGCATTTGTATTTGATGTTCTTTTTTTTCTATTGTTGCTTTTAAAGCGTTTATATCGTCTGGCTTTGTTCCACTTATAGCACTAATTAAAACTGGTATTGAAGCTGCAATAGAACCTATTAACATAAGCACAATCTCTTTGTTAGATTCTAAAACAGGATATTGAACAAATGTTATAATAATACCTACTATAAAGAAGAATATTAGAAGGCTTCCTAAATAGGAGCGTATTTCTTTTGCAACACCGTTTTTTGGTAATGTCATTTCTTTAGTTTTTGTGTTATTGATATTACAGTATATCCAATGGCAAGTAAAAGACTTATAGCTTGTAGAACAGGATTTATAGCACTAACTGAAAATGCTAAAGCAACTGCATTCAAACCATAAATCTTTATATCTTCCATTATGCGATTGCTAAATAGATGTATGTTCCGCCCGATGCATTAACACCTCCCCCGTCTGCATACGGCCAAGAAAAACCATCTGTCACAAAACTTGGCTGATAAAATCCGCCTTCCACAGATTCAGCAGCATTTGAGTTAGCAAATAATGTTAAATCTCTTGGATTAGAAGTATTTCTTGCAGCGTCAAAAATATACCAACCTGTTGAATCATTACTTCTCTTTACCATTAAAAATCTTGGAGTAAAACCTGTTGATATTACGTTTGTAGAACCTCCACTATAACTCCCTATCTTCTGATAACCTGTTACTGAATGAAAGCAGTAGGCGATAAGATTTTCCCCACCTGTACTACCCATTTGACCATCAAAAGAATAAGATGGTATCGTTGCAGATGTACTATTTAAAAGAAGAATACTTCCCCCTTTTAAAGTAAATGTGGTATTTGATGTTGAATCATTTTGCTCAACATCTTTATGCCAAACAATCCAATTGTCGCTGCTGTCATCTCTATTTTTTACAATAAGCAACTCTATTGGCTGATTTAATCCTGTTCCTACAGTAGTTCCGCTTGAATTACCCCCTGCAAAACTCACAATACTAAACCCTGCATTTACATTCTTTTTTACAGTTGAAGCAATACGAGAACCACTTGCACTAATACTTTCTGAAGTAGGAGCGTACCAATTCCAAGCAACGTATGTCTGTGAACTACCATTTACCCCTGTTCCACCTCCACTATTGTCAACTACTGTAAAGCCATTAGAATCAAAACTCGTCAACCCATTTGGAAGTGTAGATGCTTCTGAATCAGTAGTGTCAGAATGTAATCTTTCTCCAACACCACGAACAGAGTCAAACAAAACGTGATTAGATGAATTATCCCGCCTTTTTACCCAAACAAACGAAGGCGAAAACGCCATTCCGAGAAAGTTGATACCTACATTTGTACCACCATAAACACCACCTGCATACGTAACACTTGTTTCTGTTCCGTTGTTACTTCCTGCTGAATCAGTTGCATTCCCATCTAATTTGTAGTGAGAAACTAAAGTTGCTGTTGGTATTTGGCTTGATTCGTTGTAAAGTTTAGTTATATCTGAAGCACTTAAAGCTGAAGAGTATATTCTTACTTGGTCAAGTGAGCCATTAAAAAAATCACTGCTTGTGTCATATTTTTTACCTAAAATTAAAGCATTAGAACTATTGCCCATTGACAAACTTGTAGAAGATGTCGCTTGTTGTGAACCATCTACATAAATTTTAAAATTACCTGAAGGGTCATATACACCTACAATGTGATGCCAATTACCATCGTTATAAGCACTTGAAGTATTAATAGAAACGCTTGAACTTGCACTTAAAGTGTATGCTTGTAATCCAATTTGCCCTGAACCATCTATAAAAAGTCCATATTCATAAGCACCTGAACTACCTTTTGAAAAAATAAAATCTATTGTGCTTGTTGTCTTTATCCAACAACTCACACTTAAAGGATTTACAGAAGGCGAAAAAGCATTGTGGTCGCCTAAATTAATAATACTACTACTCCCATTAAATACCGCAGCTTGTTCAAAGTTACTGCTAAAACTATCTTCATCTAGTTCATATAGTGCAACACCTGAACCATCACCGAATATATCCGTAGTTGATTTTGTACTACTTGCGTAGGTTTCTCCATATAGAGTAGTTACTTCCGAAGAAGATAAAGCTTTGTTAAATATTCTTATTTGGTCTAGTGAGCCATTTAGTTTTGAACCTGCCGAAGTTATTCCTTCAAAAGCACCTAACATAAAAGGTACAGTAGATTGATATGCTACACTCCCTGACCAACTTGTTGTAGTAACAGGTGTTCCATTGTCAATATATAAAGACATTGAACTTCCATCATCTATTGTCACTACAACGTGATGCCAATTACCATCATCAACTGTTGCTGTACTTGTAACTGAAGCTGCTAATCCTGCTCCGCTATTATAAATAGCCGACTTTAATGTACCGTTTGCAAGTAATTCTAAATTATGTTCGTATTTAGCTGCACTATCATCTCCTTTAGCATAAAGGTAAGCTGTATCATCTGTTGTTTTTACCCACAAACTAATACTTATTTCGCCCGTTTGAGTTACAGATAAAGGTTGAGAATTACCTAAATTTATTTCACTACTTGTTCCATTAAAAGCAGCACCCTTTCTAATATACCCTGTTATCTTTTGTGTACCTCCGTTTCCTGTATAGGTTACAGTTTCAAAGTTTTTTAAAGGGTCAAAAGGTGCAGCACTTGCACTTGAAGCTACTATTCCTCCTGTGGTAAAGAATTTTTTATTAAATCCCATTAGTCAATATTTATAGAATAAGAAACAACTGCCTTTTTAGTATTAAGTGCATTTATTTCATCTTCTTTAGTTGCACAATCTGTTCTTAAAGCTGCTCTTGCATCTATAATATCTTGCGGTGCTGCTATGCCTTCTTGCGCTCTTATTATATACCAATCTGTTTCTGATAATTTATTATTGTATATAGATTTAAGATTTGCTATTTTACCTTCTTTTAACTCGGCTACTGTTTGTGTCCAAGTCCTATCAATTATAGGATATGTAAAAACACTATTGTCAGCATCCCATTCTAAATCACCTAAATATTGTGTATTAGAATCGTAACTTGGTGTAACTACATCATAAAAACCTGCCTCTTCCCAAACACTTGAAGAAAGTGTATCGTATCCACAAATTACATTGCCCCACGCTTTAGGAATTGTAGTAAATCTTTTTATTGCTCCGTCTATTTGTATTGCTTTCATAATTATACTGTTGTATTTACTGCGTAGTCTGCTACTGCATATGTTAATATTGCTGCTGAATCATTGTCATCAACACAAAGAACTTGTATCAAATTTGTTTTTGATGTATCTAAAGCAGTTGAACCTACTTTATTAATTGTAGAAGTTGTAAAACTATCTGCTAAAGTGATGGCTGCACTGCTTAACGTACCACTTAAAAGAATGTCAATTACTTGACCTTTCTTCATATTTTGTATGTTTAAAGTAGCTGTTCCTAAATTTCCTGTAAGGTGAAAAGCAGCATAAGTAGCACCGTCTAAATTAATAGTACCACTTGTAGTTGTTATAGTTTCTAAAGCTGTGTATCTGCCTTCTAACTTGTCGTGAGTAACATTATCGTCTACAATACTTGCAGTCACAACCGCACTACTAGCTAGTTGGTCAGCTCCTACCGCATCGTCTGCTATCATAGCTTGTTCTACAGCATCGTTTGCTATTGTTACTGCTCCTGAAGATACGCTTACGTCTCCTGTTATAGATAAGGTAGTGCCATTACCTAATAGAGAGTATATTTCTGTATCGTTGTCGTTTAATTTGTCGTATGCTGCTCTAAGGGTATCACCAGTACCGTCATTAGCAACACTCCCTATATTAACGCTTTGTTTAGCCATAACTATTTAATTTTTATTTTTTTTTATATAAATGTAACATCCGCAGTTAAAGAGGTCGAGTCAGCTTTAAAATCCGTAGTATCCGCACTAACTGTAAATGTCGTCCAACAAGTTGGTGTCGATAAATCGTTTATCGCTTGAGTAGTATACGCTATATCTACTCCCCAACTGTTATTTGTAACCATGTTACAATAAACCTTACCCCAATCAACTGTATTTGCCATAATTAACTATATTATTACAATCTTTTTTATCGTTTTTTGTTATATAAGCCAAATACTTCTTTAGCTTGGTAACATTTTCTTTTTTAGGTTTGTATTTTCTCATAGTACCCAACCCTCAAAATCGGTCCCACCCTTTAAAGGATGTCTGTCATCGTTATTATTTGTATAATACTCAGGAAACATGCTAGGAGAATTAAAGACTAAAAAGTCTATAAGTCTATCTGTATAATACTGAGCAGTTTCTCTCTCTTTTTCTACTAGGTAGTCTAGCTCTTCTTTTGTTATACTCTCTGCGTTTTCGCTAGTACCTTTAAATACTCCTTTGTTAGATACCGTATAGGTTAAAAATGGCAAAGCTCTTACCATAGCCCAATGTACTAAACAGGGTTTTATATGCGTATTTACTAAAGTAAGGTAGTTCCCTGTAAGACTAGAGGGAGTTGCCTTTATGTCCGCCTGTAGTTTTTCATACAACTTAGACCCTAAATAGTTTTGTATATGTATATCCTGAGCCTCCTTTAAATACTGTATAAAACTATCAGTATCTATATTACCATTTGCCGAAGTAAACTTTACAACGTCAGCTCTTGTTACGAAAAGTGCGAAATCTGCCATATTTATCTTGGGTTTTTATATCCTTGGTTCGGCATATCTATAGGAGCTATAGCTACCTCTTTTGCGTTTTGCGGTACCTTGAATCCTTCTCTTATAGCTTGGTTAACATTTACAAACCTTGTCTCGTTTAAAGCGTTACCAGCATAAGGTTCTCCATTATCCTTAAGTCTCTTTTTAAATACCCTTCTCTCGAATCTATGATAACAATTTGGACCGCCTTTCCACTTAAAAAGCGAGTAGGGTACGCCCTTGTTAAATTGTTTGTTTACTCCTCTAAAGCTCATTTGTGTTATATCTTCTTTTCTATATAGTTTGTTTAGAGACAACATATTTACGCAAAAAGGTCTTGACGGTCCTTTAGCAACCTTACGAGTCCCTTTTACATATTTGTAACGTACCTTATAAATTTTATTGTCTTGGTTTGAATCTTCATTAGCGGATAAATGCAAACCATTTAAGTAACCCTCTACGTCAAAATCCTCAGGTTCGTCATCTGTATCGTCTACGTCTAAAAGCTCATAGTTTTCAAAGTCCTCATCCTCTCCTAAATCTTTTATTAAGTCTAGTAAAGCCTCACCGTCTTTGTCAGATAAGAAAGGTCTTTCATCTTCTAACTTTATTCCTGTCTCTTCCTCTTTCGCTTCCTCTGTTACTGCGTTTTCTGTTTCTATAAATTCTAAAGGCTGTAGCGTTTTAAAGTACAGCTTAAGGCTTATATCGTTAACAGCTAGTATTTGGTCCATACAGTCCGTTATAAGCTCTTGTAGAGGTCTTATAGTAGTATTATGGAAAAGTAGACTAGCGGTCCTTATTTCGTCTGCATTTGAGCCTAGTCCTTGGTTCTCTGTTCTTATACCTAACAGGAGAGGACTTGTAACTTTATGAGCTACTATTAATTTATTTGCACACTCTCTAGCTAAATATTCGTAGTGTGCTGGTGCATCGTTTAAAGGCAGGTCATCTACAGTTGTTTTACTTTCTGCATTGTTGTTAAAAGCAACTATAATTTTCTCTCCAAGACTACCGCTTAGTTTGTTCATTATATCTTGCTTAACCTGTAGCTGTTTTTCTCTATCAGGCACCCCATTGTTAAAGTTTATTACTTTAGTTCCTGAGAAACCTGCTTGAATATCGTTTATAAGGTAGTCGCTTATTTCGCTTTCCATTTCTGCGTATGCTGTTCCACCTTGGTAATCAGGGGGACAATAGTAATCATAGCCTGATATATACTTCTTAATTACTTTTATCTCAGGTTCTACTTTGTTACCATATCCAA